ATACGACAGCGGATTCCGGGTGGTCTGTTTCTCCGATTGATGCGCCCAACCTAATAAAATTCAAATAACGTTGAGCTTCCCGTTTTAATATTTCTTCAGGATAAATCCTACCATTCTCGTTTTCAATCCCAAATTTCTGTAAAACCGCGTATAAAATTCTAGGTTCAAAGTTATCGTTTGCGGCTTTCTTATCGTCTAAATCCAAGTGCCCCTCATTCAATAAAGAATTTTTTATTTCAGTGTGATTGGTTATTTCAAAATTCTCTATTAAATAGCCAAATCCGGTTTCATTTCTACCTAATACTTTTATGTCCATTTATTATTAAACTTTAATAATAAATAGAATCAGGTAAAAGAAATGCCACCTGCTACATATTAAAATTTTTTATTTCTACAGAATTGAAAATTTTTTCTAGAATGTAATAAGTTAACTACTTCTTTAGTTATAAGATTTTCAAAGTCTTCGGTTGGATTCACGGGTTTAAATAAAACATCCAAGGTCATATAAGAGGGAGTTTCTGGCACAAATCCTGCCTCCTGATGCATACTTAAATCTACAAATAAGGTTTGTGTTTGGATGTTTTTATGCTTATTTAGATAACTTTTAATTAGTTTGTTTGTTTTTTGGTAGTAAGAAAAATAAGATGCTTTATTGTTAAGATATTTATACCATGCTTCAATTTTAATTGAAACAAAGGCATCAATTACTTGTGTTTCAATTTTAAAATTTTCGTCCAAATTATCTCCTTCCATAAACTTTTTTTTTGTAAATGTAAGAAAAAAAAGAAATATTATAGGGCAAGAGCTATATTAAAAATTTTAACATTTAAGGATCAATTCCTTTTAGGTCGTTTTCTGTGGGGGGAGTAAAATTTTCGGGGTCTGGATTGGTTGGGATAAATGTTGGCGGCTTTAAATCCGTTGGCGAATTAGGTGGGGTGATTGGTTGAGGTTCTTCTGGTTCTGGTTCTGGTTCTGGCTTATTCTTTTTATTAGAAATATCAATAAGTGAATTTAAGCTTTGGCCGATATTTTCCAATTTTAATCTCACTGGCGCAAAGTCAAATGAAAAGTCTTTTTCACAAACTATTAAAATTACTGGAAAGGTTCCATTTGTTTTCACTTTATCTATTTTAAAAGCATAAACATAATTTTTTGCACCTATCTTTTTTAACGAATTTTTTTGAGATGTAGTGTCTAACTTATCTAAACTTATTTTTAAATAGTCCCTTAAGTATAATTCAGATAATATAAAATCTATGTCGTCTGCATTTTCGGTTTTTCCTAATGCCGACGAGTATTTTTGTAGACTGTCTGGATTTATTTTTTCATAAGCAACGTCATAAAATGATACGATTTTGTTGTCAAAAAATTCATTCTTAAAGGAGAACAACATTATTTTATCTGACTTGGTTAAATATAAAAGTTGGCTTATAATAGTTTGAATTTTAATTTTATGTTCGTTCGATGCAAAATCAAGTTCAACATTTAAAGTTTTATTTAATCTATACCCTATTTGGTTCTCAAAGAAATTTTTTACAACAGCGGGGATGAAATTTAAGGAATATAAGTTTTGGACAAGAGACAATAAGGTTATTAGTATAAACAAGCTATACAATAAAGTTGGCAACCAAAATAACAAATCAAGAACTCTTGCCCCATAAAACGCAATATATAGTAACAAGGTGTAAGAAAGAATGGTTATTATAAAACGAGGAATTTTTTTAGGCACTAAAATTTTATATTTAATGGCTTTTAGCAACCCTGTTATGAAATCCAGCAATATTAATAGAATTAAAAACCAATATTGAGCAGGTTCTGCCCAAATATAAGATTCAACAAAAGTGTTTATTATGGTAAAAAAAGAGAATAGAAAAATTAATAGGTGGTATTGGTTTGTTAAAAACAATTTACCTAACAATTCTGACAATGTTTCATATCCTAAAGGTTTTAACAACCAATTAATCATTACTTATTAGTTTTAAAAACTGAATAATATCACCAACGTAAGTGTCTGGGTGATATTTTATTTTGTTAATTTTTAATATTGCATCTTTAACCTTATCAGCATTTTCACCTTTTTCGTATCTTTCAATTAAATAATCAACAGTTTTTTCTTTAACTTTATTAAACTCTATACTTTTTTCTTCGCTTAATAAAAAAGTTCTTAGAATTTCTTTATATTCTTCATTTAATGATTCAACCAAGAGCGAATATTCTTTTAATTTAGCCTCTGTTGTTAATTCTTGTTTGTTCGTATTTATTGTTGATTTTATATGTTCAAATATGAAATGATACGCCTGAGTTTTTTCCTTTACATTATATGGAGAGTTTTTTGTAAATAAAAGTGTTTCAATGTTTTGTTCTAAAGGGGTGAGCTCTAATGGTTGAGAAAAAGAATTAAAGAAAGATTCGTATAAGGTTAATTTGTCTTTTAAATCTTTACTGGCTATTTTTAATTGGTCAATATACGTTGCAACATGTGTTTCGTCTTCTATATCTGGCAAAGTAATTGAAGAAATTAAATAATATAGTTCGTTTAGAGGCTTTTCGTTTTTTAAGCATTCTATTAATAATCGGCTTTTTTTCTTATCTTTTGTTACAATACTTTCGATTAAAGATTGATCAAAAGTTTTTTTAAAAGAAATGTATTTCATCTTGTTATATTTCTAAATAAATATGTTTACTTTCTTGTTTTTTTTAAAAGATGTTCAGTTTCAAGCAAAAGTTTATTCAAATCCCTCACGCCACCATTTTTTGCTTCCTTTGTTGGAGCTTTAAGTTCCGGTTCAGGTTCAGTTTCCAGTTCACCTTCAGCCGTTTCTTCTGGAGGAATTTTTTCACCTTCTTCTGGCGTTTCTCCTCCAACACCGCCTTCACCACCTAATCCGCCTTCACCACCTAATCCGCCTTCACCGCCCAACTCACCCTCACCACCTAATCCGCCCTCACCACCTAATCCGCCCTCACCACCTAATCCGCCCTCACCACCTAATCCACCTATGCTGCCTCCACCTCCACCACCTCCGCCGCCTATTTCTCCACCAAGTTCGCCACCTTCACCTTCTTGGTTGGCAGCATTTAATTTTGTTTGAGAAATGTTTATAGTTGGATCGCCATATAATGCATCCACTCTGTCAAACAACCCGGAATCTGGTATAATTTGGGGTGTGTTTTCCATTTCGGCTGCGGCTGCTCGTTCCAATCTTTGTTGTTCTAAGTCCAATTTTTGCTCATCTGGGCTCATTTCTAATATTAGAGTTCTTGCCCTTGTCATAGACATTGGTGCAAATCCGTTTCCTGCGTCAGAAACTAAATCTTTATAAACATTAACTTTTGCTTGTAAAACTTCTGCTTCCAACAAATCAGCTTGCAAAGAAGGATTATTTAAAGAGAGATTAAAATTATCAATTTCGTCTTCATATCCTAATATCATTAGATGAATTAAAGCTATTTTGTTTAATTCTTGTAAAGCAGCTTGTTGGATTCTCATTATTGTTCTAGCAAAGCGAACATCTTGCATTGTTAAATTTTTGCCATCCCCAACTGCCTCGTCGTAATTTAAAAATGGCTTGGGAACTCTTAGTGCTGCAAACAATTGACTTAAGTCGTAATTAATCGGGTCTGTGTTAAAATTAGATTGGCCTTCTATTGTTTCAATTTTTGACCCGTCATCTGCACCCCGGATTGGAATCACATAGTCTTGGTCAATTGCCATTACATTATATTTTAAATCAACTTGTCCGGTGTCTGGGTCAACTTGTTTTTTTCTTTTAAATCTGTCCATCAGTTCTCCGGTGTAAGCTGGAACATCCGCCGCATCAATATTCCCAACATTAATATAATATGCCTTTCTATCTACACCCCGAATAATAACCAACGAGCGCATCGCGTCTTCAACCAATAATAAATTCTTCCAAATTCTTCTTGCTTTTTCTAATACAGACACGCCATAGGGAATTCGTTTATCATCCAACAATAAACGGAAGTGAGCAATTTGCCAATTTTTAAACATAACTTGGTTTTGGCTCTTCCATTTAAAGATTGTTTCCCCTTTTCTCACGTCTCCAGCCAACCCCCGGAACTGCGCAAGAATGTCTCCATCTACTCGCTCAACTTCAATGTTTGGAAGTTGTTTTGCGTCTATTACCCCCCTTTCGTCATCTAGTTCTAAAAATACAAAGTTATCCCCATATTTACACATATTTCTAATCCACATCGGAAGACTTGTTTTTATGTTCAATACATTATAAAACAAAGATTCAAGCTCTTTTCTAACTCTATCGCTATTTGAGTAAATATTTAATAATTTTCCTTGCCTGATAACACAGGACTCTTCCATCATTACATCTAAAGCTGCCCCAATAATTGGATAATATTCCATCATTTCATAATCCATATAAGACGGAATGCGGGTTGCCTCGTAAACTAATGATTGGGAATAAATTGTTGGAGTAATTTTATCCCAACTATTTTTTAAATATTGTAGCTGCCTTTTTTGTAAGGTAAGCCTCTCGAAATCCTCAATATTATCAACCTTTTTTATAGGATCATTCCATCCAAATTGAGCATAAGGGTCATCTGACGATCTATTTTTAAAATACGTTTGTAATCTATTAAAAACCGTCACATTTTTATTTTGTACGTCTGCCATTTTTATTTATTATCCCTAATTGTTATTTATAAATATAATCACTAATAATTTAAAACAAGGGCTTATCTACCAAAACAACCAAGAATGTTCCCCGGTTGGGTCTAATTTGGATGTATAAATTGGCTTATCTTTCCGAGTTTCGGTTTTAACAAGTGTACTTTTACCAACGCCTTCGACCAATGTTCTTAATATTACCTCATCTCTTTCTATGGCCTTTTTCAGATTTTTAAAGTATGTTTCGCATATCCAAATTGGAAGAGCAGTTGCCATGATAATATCGTCGTTAAATCCTCGCATGTGGTCTGCTCGGCCATCCGTTCCCCACACATAAGTTTTTAACTCATTTATGTGCCGCAAGGACCGTATTATAAATTGCTTGCTTTCTACATAAGATATATACTTTTTTATAATGCTGGTTCGAAGCGGCCCTGTACTTATTTTTACCCCAGCAACTTTATTATTATCTGCGTAAGTGTCTATGTCTTTATTTTTCTTTAAAACGTTAGAATTATTTGAATCAGTGTAATGTAAATATTTGTAGTTTTTTTCTTCCAATTTTAACACCGTTGCATCTGCATACCCCCCGGTTGTGTCAATAACGGTGTAAGAACTGTACATATTGCCATAGTAATAAATTAAATCTGCTAATTTTTCTGGTTTAACATATCCCCGATATTCTGCAACTTCTCTATTTGTAGTAAGATCTATGAGCTTAATTGAAGAAGCATCTTTCCCGCTTCCTGTTGAAACATCTACTCCCATTACATACTCGTGTCCTTCAACAGGATATTCCCAAATCCACATTTTTTTATCTTCCCATTCTTTTGAAATTGGCTCTTGAACTGTATTTTGTATAAAATATTCTAAAAGTTCAAAATCAATAACGTTTCCACCGGACCCTTCAAATTTTACATCCAATTCTCTTGCAATGGCAACTTTGTCATATTGTAAAAATGCGCACATTTCGTTATACCAAGACGATCTGGCTTTATAGCCCTCTGAAATCATTTTTTCAAAGTGCTCAAAACTAAATACACTTTCTGGAACTGTCTCCACAACTTCCCCTTTTTCGTCATATTTAACCCATTCTAAATCTTTATTATAACGTGGGTCTTCATACCAACGCATTTCTGTAATATGAAACGGGTTGTCTCCATTAATTGCACTGGAATAGGTTTTATAATATAGTTCGTCCAATCCATTTGGAGTAGAAATCATTATCATTTTACCACCAGTGATAAGAGAGGCCATTGCAGCGTTATACAATTC